CTTGACAACAACTCTGCCGCTGCCGGTGCCTCTGGTACCGCCCGTGAAACCGCTGGTCTTCCTGCGTGGATCAAGACCAACGTTGATATGTCGGCCACCAACGGGGCTTCCCCGGTGTGGACCACCCTTGTCAACGACGAGCGGTCTGACGGTGTGCAGCGTGCCTTCACCGAAACCATCCTCAAGTCTGTTGTCAAGCAGGTTTGGGACAGTGGCGGGGATCCCTCCCTGCTGATGGTTGGTTCTTTTAACAAACAGGCTGTGTCGGCTTTTGCTGGTATTGCCGATCAGCGTGTTAGCGTTTCTCTGGGCGGACAGGTGCCGATTATTGGTGCGGCTGACTTTTATCAGTCGGACTTTGGCGTCCTTGCCGTAATCCCGAACCGTTTCCAGCGTGCTCGCGATGCGTTCGTGATTGACCCTGAGTACGCTGAGGTGCAGTTCCTCCGTCCGGTTGAGTTCCATGAACTCGCCAAGGTTGGTGACGGTGACGGTGAGTTCGTGCTTGCTGAGTTCGGACTTGCTGTGAAGAACGAGAAGGCCCACGGCATCGCCGCTGACCTTACCACCTCGTAACCCAAACCCGAAGGGGGGTGGGGTTAGCGCCCCGCCCCCCAACGGCTTTTTCCTAAAAAAGAGGGAGTAGTGAGTGCCAATCCGTAAGGGGAAGCCAGGAGGTCGTTTGCTTTGGAACGATGACGCCCGTGGCGTGACTGCGTGGTGGCATTGGGACAAACAGCTTGGTAAGGGTATTATTGAAGAGGTTTGGGATACTGATCATATTGTTGAGCGAAACAAAGCGCTGTTGGCGTCTGAGTTTGAGCGCGAACACATGGAAAGTCCAGACCTTAAATACCTTGGTTCCGTGCCGTTTCCAATCTTGATGGATTGGGTTCAAAAAGGCAAACTGGGACCTGACTTTATGACCGTAAAGGATCAAAAGTGGATCAAGCAAAAGCTAAACGACCCGCAGTACAAAAAGCTCAGGGCAACGTCCAAGCGCGTGTAGCTATTTGTGTGCCGGCTGGTGATGAGGTAAAAACCGGATTTGCACACGACCTTGCTATTGCTATGGCAAGTTTTGTTGCAAATATGGGCGATTCAACAAATGGGTTGCAGCTTCGCGTAAAGAGGGACTCGCTTCTTTGCCGTAGCCGCGAAAACATTGTTGAAGAAGCATTGCAGGACCCGGAGGTCACGCATTTGCTGTGGATTGACAGTGATATGCGTTTCCCTCCAGATGTAATTGAGCGTCTTTTGGCCCACGACCTACCTATTGTGGGGGCCAACTGTAGCTTCCGGGTGCGGCCCCTGAAGCCTACGGCGGTAGCGTATGCCGCAGAAGATGGCAGTAGACCGCACAAGCGGGTGTTTCCGTCTCCAGACAAGCATGGCGTTGAGCGCGTTGATGGAATGGGCTTGGCGCTGGTAATGGTTAAGCGAGAGGTCTATGAGTCACTACAGCGCCCTTGGCACAGCACTCCTTGGCTACAGCGGGAAGACGGTTCAATGGGAATGCTGGGAGAGGACGCATACTTCTACGGAAACTGCAAGCATCACGATATCCCCGTATACATCGACCACGACCTCTCTTGGGAAGTGTCGCACCTTGGGGAACACGCCTACGGGATGCAGGACATCTTGGATGAAAGAGATGCGCTGCGCCGACAACTAGAGGGCTTTAACATTGTCTCTGAGTAGCTATCCAGATCTTCGGGAGTCGATTCAAGATTGGACTCAACGCGAAGACATCGGCCAGAATATAGACGCTTTTATTGCTTTGGTAGAAGCGGACCTGAACCGCCGCCTTCGGGTCAAGGATATGTTGACGAGGGACACTTTCGCGGCCAGTTCCCAGTACACCGCGCTGCCTTCGGACTATTTGGAGATGGATCGTCTGACGATTACCTCCACTACGCCGGACAAGGAGCTTCGGTTCCTGACGCCTCAGATGATGTCAGGCTTGCGAAAGGAACACTCTGAGTCCGGTGAGCCGATCTATTACAGCATCGTAGAGGACAACGTAGAGCTTCTCCCGTCGCCAGCAGACTCCTACACGCTGGAGCGGTTGTATTTCGCACGGGTGGCCGCGCTAACCGCCACGAACACCACAAACTGGATTATCACGAACCACCCCGACATCTACCTACACGGCTGCTTGCACCACGCCTACGCATGGGCAATGGACGAGAGTCGTTCGCAGTTTCATAAGGCGCTGTACGAAGATGCCGTGGAGAAGGTACGCAATACAGACCGCAACGCGAGGGCTGGACAGCGCCCCGTAATGCGAACCAAGACATTCGGAGGATAACGTGGCGAACCCTACAACGAATCTCAACATTACGCTGCCCACCGTTGGCGGCTCCTCCAACACTTGGGGGACAATCCTGAACGATGCGTTCCAGTCGCTGGACGATGTGTTTGCGGCTGGCGCTGCCGTGTCGCTGGACATCAATGGCGGCACGATGGACAATGTTGTGATTGGTGGCACCACGGCGTCCGCCGCCTCTTTTACCTCTGTCACCATTGGCGCGTCTGCTGCTTCGGCTGGTGCGGTTCGCATGGCTAACGCCGCTGCCGTCGCCTTTCGTAATGCGGGTGGCACAGCAGACATTGACGCTCTTTCCGTAGACGCCAGCAACATTGTCAAGCTTGGTGCAGATACGGATGCTGCTTCCGTGCTTATTGGCGCGTCATCCGTCCCAACGACGGTTGTTGGAAACGCTACATTGAGTGGAAACCTTATTCACAACAACTCAACGGCAACGGTTGGCTTTTACGGAGTTACGCCAACTACGCAGCAACAGTCTACTTCTAGCCCCCTCTCTTTGAGCGCTACATACGCCTCAGACTACCAAGATATTGAAAACGCCATCAACGAACTTCGGTTGATCCTTCTCAACCTTGGCCTACTCAAGAACTAATAATGCCATACGCTCCGCTAGATATTCCACCGGGCTTGTTTCGCAACGGGACGGAGTACCAGTCTCGCGGACGGTGGTATGACGCCTCTCTGGTGCGCTGGGAGAACGGCGAGATGAAGCCCATTGGTGGATGGCAACAAAAGGGCACTGCAACGCTCACGGGATACCCCAGAGGTATCCTGACATGGAGAGGGTCCGCCATCGGCGTTTGGGTGGCCGTAGGTACCGTTGGCGTCGGGACCACGAAGCTTTACGCAATTGGCGTGGACAACGTTTTTACGGATATCACGCCTACTGGCATTTCGGGGCAAGAAGAGACGGTGGGTGCCGGTGGTTACGGGTGGCTGGACTACAACGACGGCGACTACGGGACGGCCCGTGATGCGTCTTCCATCTACAGCTTTGCCGCAACGTGGTCGCTTGACCATTGGGGCCAGTACCTTGTCGCGTGTTTGCCTGGAGACGGAAAAATCTATGAGTGGCAGCTAGACAACGCTACACCAGCCGCTATTGTTGCAAACGCTCCCAGCGACTGTGTTGGGTTGGTTGTGACACAGGAACGGTTTCTGATGGCGTTGGGTGCCAATGGAGATGGGCGCGTGGTCGCATGGTGCGATCAGGAGGACAACACGCTGTGGACGCCAGCCTCTACAAACCAAGCCGGTTCCTTTACGCTGGAATCTGGCGGTCCAATTATGCAAGCCGTAAAGACACGGGGGCAGGTGCTGATCTTCACCACCACGGACGTATTTTCCGCCACCTACATTGGAGCGCCGCTTGTATACTCATTTGAGCGGGTGGGCTCTTCTAACGGAATTGTATCCCGCCGTGCCGCTGTCTCTTCTGATTCTTTTGTGGCTTGGATGGGTCCTCGCGGATTCTGGATGTACGATGGCTTTGTGAGGCAGATCTCGTGTGACGTTGAGGACTTTGTTTTCAACGACTTTAATGCGGACAACCAGTCCAAGGTCTTTGCGTGGGTGAACTCCCAGTACAATGAGATTTGGTGGCACTACCCGTCCTCCTCCTCTACGGAGTGTGACCGCTACGTCTCTTGGAACTACGCTGAAAACCATTGGTCCTGCGGAGAGATCCCGGCCCACGCTGCCTGTGACCGGGGCGTCATCCGCTACCCGCTCATGGCACATTCGGACGGCAAGGTATACGAGCATGAAGTCACGGGCGTATCCCATGGCACCCTGACCCCGTATGCCACCAGTGGGCCGATTGAAATCAACGCTGGCAACACAGCTTACGTCACCAAGATTATCCCTGACGAGAAAACGCAGGGCGATGTGCGCGTTGATATCCTGACCCGCCGGTTTCCCAATGGCACCCAGCAGACCTACGGCCCCTACCAGATGCTGGAGCCAACTAGCGTCCGTTTGAACGCTCGCCAGATGTCACTCAAAGTTACAGAGGCAAAAACCGGCGATTGGCGCTGGGGTACGCCGCGAGTTGAGTTCAAGCCGGGTGGCGAGCGATGAAGCTGCCAGCTACAACTGATCGCGTTATGCGAGAAGCATTTCGGATTCTGGAGGTAGAGGACCTAAAATCCGAAAAGACCGACAGGAACATTGAGATTGGGCCTGGACGCAATTTTGTGCTAACGTCACCTAACGGCACAAAGTATAAGGTCGTTGTTGATAATGCAGGAAACCTTAGCACGGCTGTTTTGTAATTGAGTTAACCGGCATTATCGTGCATATTTGTGTATTGTGTCTATTATCAGCGAGAGCCTTATGTACATTGCTGCAATTATTGTAATTCTTGCCACCGTTTTTGCGTTTGTTTTTTTGGCGTGGGAGCAATTTGGGGATCACGACGAGCCAGTTGAAAGAAACGGTTCTGGCGGCAGTTATGGAAATGTCGGTGGTGGATCTGACCAAGAAACCGGGGAGATGGATGACAAGTGATTGACGTAACGGAGAGACAGGTAGCTAATCGGCTGGAGGACATCCGCGCCGATCACCGCGAACGCTACGAGTGGGCTGCAAAGCGGCTTGCTGGCAAGCGTGTCGTGGATGCTGCTTGCGGGGTGGGTTACGGCTCAACAATCCTTGCTGGCGCTGAGTGTTCGGTACTGGCCTTTGACAAAGACGCAAAGACAATTGAATACGCAAAGCAGAATTGGAACCATAATCCTCACATCACTTACACCCAAGCTGACCTTTACGAAGTTGAAGGATCGAACGCCAATGCTGATGCGGTTATCTGTTTTGAAGCACTAGAGCATCTGGTACACCCGGAAACCGCCCTGTGGAACTTCCGCAACTTGTCGGACACGCTCATTTGCTCTGTCCCCAACGAAGTGGGCTTTCCGTTTCGCGGTTATCGGCACCACCACCGCCATTGGTCGCCGGACGAGTTTACGGAACTGCTTCGCTCCAACGGCTGGCGTGTTGACGAACTATTTGGTCAGGAGGACGCTGTTTCGCCGGTTAAGCCCAATGTGCTTGACGGCAGGACGCTAATTGCCGTTTGCTCACGGGACGATTCGTGGGAAATGTCAGATGACGGTCAGATGACGCCTGAGCGAATCCTTGGTGGCCCCGTTCCGAACTCCGTCGCTATCGTGGCAATGGGCAAGAGTCGGGAAACGTACATCTACGACACCATCCAGCGGTGGGGCGGCAAGGTTGCTGACGAGATCTGGGCAATCAATGCTATCGGTGGGCTGATCCAATGGGACCGTCTCTTTCATCAAGATGACATCGCCATCCAGACTGCCCGTGCGAAGGCTGGGCACGAAGGTGTCGGACATATGCTAGACTGGATGAAGAAAAGCACACGACCTATCTACACCAGCCGCGCATATCCCGACTACCCGGCGACGGTAGAGTACCCGCTGGAGTGGGTGCTGAACCGCTGCGGTACGCTGTACCACACCAGCACCGTCGCCTATGCGCTTACGCTGGCAATTGCCTGTGGCGTGAAGGAAATCAAGCTATACGGATGCGATTTCTCCTACCCGAACCTCCACAAGCGCGAGAAGGGCCGCGCCAATCTGGAGTTCTGGCTTG